CAGTTCTCGAAGACTTCTCCTGGCTTCCAGTCTGGGGAGTATGACTTCTACTTCCGAGGCGACACCATCGGCATTGACGCCATCGGTGACCTGGTAGATACAGCAGAGCTATCTGGAATTGTAGAAAGAACTGGTGCTTGGTACCTGCTGCCTGACGGCTCTAAGGTCCAGGGTAGAGATGGGTTTATCGCAAAGGTTAGGGAAGATGAAGAGCTTCAGGATTCTATCCGTAAAAAGCTAGAGCAGGCCAATGTCTAATAAAAGATATAGCATCTTCCAGGGCAAGTTTCCTTGCCACACTTGTAAAGAAGAGGTGCACTCACTTAGATATTACAGCGAGGACAAGAGGCTAACCTGGGTGTGCTCTCAAAAGCACATGTCAGAAGCTTCGCTAGTTCCTCATAAAAAAACAAAGAAGGATTATGAGCGAGCAGTCAGAGACTAAAAGACTTGGTGCCAAGGCTATTAAGAATAGTGGTCGTGGGATCAAAAAGGGTGATGCTACTTGGCAAAACTTTACCGTTGACTTTAAGGAATATCCTAAAGGGTTTACGATTAACCAGGACAACTGGGCAAAAGCTGTCACAGATGCCTTGCGTAATGGCAACGATCCTGCTATAATTGTAGTTCTGGGTGAAACTAGAAAGACAAGGCTAGCCGTGATAGAACTGTCATTGCTTGAACAGATACTAGAAGAGCTACAAGAGAGAGACAAATGAAGAATATACTATTGCTAGATATTGAAACAACGCCTATCAAGGCTTATGTGTGGGGCCTTTGGGACCAGAATGTAAGCATTGATCAAATCATTGAGCCAACAGAGATGCTGTGCTTCGGTGCTCGATGGCTAGGGGAAAAGAAGGTTACCTTTAAGTCCGTACATCACGATGGCAAGAAGGCTATGCTAGAAGAGCTCCATAAGATGATGGACAAGGCAGATGCTCTTGTTGGCTGGAACTCAGCAGCCTTTGACCACAAGCACATCAATCGAGAGTTCCTAGAGAACGGCATGTTGCCACCATCCCCAGTAAAAGACCTAGACCTTATGTCAGTCACTAAGGCAAACTTTGCATTCCCAAGCAACAAGCTAGACTATGTCGCTCAGAAGCTTGGTGTTGGTGCTAAGGTAAAGCACTCAGGCTTCAAGCTGTGGATTGAATGTATGGCGGGCAACGAGAAGGCCTGGAAAGAAATGAAGAAGTACCAGATCCAGGATGTTAATCTGCTTGCTGATCTTTATTATGAGCTATTGCCATGGTTCGTTGGCAAGGCCAGCGTGACCAGTAAAGAGAAGCAAGATATTCTAGACTCGGAGTCCGTGCTATAATATGAGTGTGGAAAACAACGAGAGTAAGACTACCATTGATATGGTCAACGGTCTTTCCGAGATTGCTGACTACATGGACGACGAAGAGCTAACCAGTGCTCTGACTACCGTTGCGAAGTTGATTGTGAAGCCAGATATCCCAATCAACATCGCTACAGTAGAGATTGTTAGACTGCAAGCAATTGCAGCCAAGATGGCCTTTAAGGCTACTTGGATGGCCAATGTAGATAAAGGAGACAGGGCTAAGAAGAACTTGTACTATACTGCAGCCACAGCTATTAATGAGCTAGTTGCAGCCCTTAAGTACATTACCCGATAAAATATGATGACAAAGAATCTACTTGGCGAGCTCATGCAGGCTGGCAGTGTCCAGGCTAGTGTTCCAAAGGCTGATCCCAGCATGGACGCACTGGTTGAAAAGATAAACTCTGGATACATTGCTAAGCGCGGCGACCGTCACCAGCAAAAGAAAACCTTCGCACCCTCTACCATTGCCTACGGTCATGGGGAGTGCGCTAGGTATTGGTATCTCGCATTTGAGGGGGGNACATTCCAGGATCATGCAGATGCCTTCGCAGGTGCCAACATGACTAATGGTACAAAGTCNCACGAGCGTATCCAGGAAGCAATCGCAGACGCTGGGATTATGATCGACTCCGAGTTTAAGATCACCAACGAGGATCCACCAATCTTCGGATATGGCGACGTAATGCTTGACTGGGAGGGCGAAGAGCTGCTTGGCGAAATCAAGACTGCGATGGCGGAGGGATTCGAGTATCGCAAAAAGAATCGCAAGGCGAAATCAGGCCACCTAATTCAGGTGCTAATCTACATGAAGATTCTTAAGAAGAATAAGTCAGTGCTGATTTATGAGAACAAGAATAATCATGAACTATTGGCAATCCCCGTAACACTCACTGAGTATTACAAGAAGTGGATTGACCAGACGTTTGATTGGATGAGAGAGGTTCGTAAGGCATGGGAGGATAAGACCATGCCCCAAAAGAACTACCGATCAAACTCTAAGATCTGCAAGACCTGCCCATTGGCAAAGGTTTGTGCAGAAGCGGGCACGGGAGAAATAAAGATGAAAGCCCTGGAGCCCCTGGATGAAAACATGTCAATGGTGTGATACCGCTTTTGAGCCTAACGTAAAGTATCAGATCTACTGCACCCCAGAGTGCAGGGATTTTGCTACTAAAGAAAAAATTGCAGAAAGGTATGCAATCAATAGGCGAAATAAACTTATAAATAAAGATCGTAGATGCAAAGCCTGTAACGGTAAGCTATCCGCCTATAACGATGAACAGCTTTGTCAGGCATGCCTCGTCCATCCTGGAGAAGTTTCGAAGGCACTTAAAGAGATCAAGGGTATCGCCAATGGTAAAATTGAGCTTGATTAACCCCCAACCAAAAAGAATATGTTCAATTGATGCCAGTACCAATAGCCTAGCTTTTGCCATCTTCCATGGAGAAGAGCTAGAGGCAGTGGGTAAAATAGAATTTAAAGGTGCTAACACTTATGCTAAGGTCAAGGATGCAGCCAGAAAGACCCAAGCATTCTTTGAGACCTACGGCTCTCCAGATGCCGTTGTGATAGAGCACACAGTCTTCATGAACAGCCCAAAGACAGCTGCAGACCTAGCCCTAGTNCAGGGCGCTTTGCTGGGAGCCATGGGGGTATCTGGCACAAGAATCATTAAGGCGATTAACCCAATTGCTTGGCAAACCTTTATCGGTAATGGTAGGCTAACTACTCCAGAGAAGCAAGTTATCAGATCTGATAACCCAGGAAAGAGTGACTCTTGGTATAAGGGTAGGGAGCGAGAGTTTAGGAAACAGAGAACCATTAAGTTTGTTAATACTATCTATGATAAAACTATTACAGATAATGATATTGCCGATGCGGTTGGAATTGGACACTATGCTTTAAGCAACTGGAATAAGTTGACATAGACCTGTGTTTAGTGTACAATATTCTAATGGCAAGTAAGCTTTACCAAAATGAGGCGTGGCTCCGTAAAAGATACCACGTAGATAAGAAGACTCCGCAGCAGATCGCAAAAGAATGCGGAGTAACTGATAAAACTATTTATACACACTTAGATAAGTTCGGGTTGAGGAGAAGATGAGAATCATTAGGCACTTCGTTAAGGTAGCCAAGATGCAGTTTGTGCGGATAACCTGCAAGCATCAGGAGTCTAACACGGCATCATGCCCATTCACTGGGCTAACATATATTACATGTAACAGGTGCTGGAAGAGGCTGGGGGTGCACAGAACTGATGAGCAAGCAAACTGAAGAAGACATCACAAGAATTACCCGCAGCGTAGAAGAAATGCTTATAGCAAAGAATAGGGCCTATGGAGACTCGGCTCTTGATCCCGTGCGAGTATTTTCAAAGCATGATGCAATAGAGCAAATCTATGTACGCATTGATGACAAGCTATCTAGAGTAAAGAGGGGACACGAGTACCCTGGAGATGATACAATTTTTGATCTTGTAGGATACCTAGTGCTACTAATGATTGCTAAGGAGAGAGAAACCAGTGAGCAGTAGCAACACCTGCTTGACTTAAACTCCGTTTGGGTGTATAATATAGTAAGGTATAAAAACGCACATAAAAGGAGTACAAATGCCTCGTCGTAAAAAGTCGGAGTCTAAGCCAACCATCTTCACTATGGAACCATACATGGAGATTGATGGCTTTGCAATTAATGCTGGTGACATCGTAAAGGTACGTGGAGAGTATGGAACCAAGTTCCAGTTTAGGGGAGTAACTACGAACACTGTCACTGGTGCAACCTGGGCCGACTGCTTTGAAATTTTTAGGGGTAAGCCCCAGCAGTTCCGAGCATTCAAAGAGGATCGCATAAAGCGTGTACCGCAAAGAGGAAAGAGGGCCAGACGTGTCAACTCCTGAGGAACAGGTCGTAGAACACCTCGATACAGTTAACAAGGTCGTAGGTGAATACCTCAAGGGCAGCGACCCCACAAGAATTTCAAAAGAGCTTGCCTTGCCAAGAACTAAGGTCACCGCAATGATTAAGGAGTGGCAGAGTCTTGCTGCAGATAACACAGTAATCCGTGCAAGGGCAAAGGAAGCTTTGGCTGCAGCAGACGAGCACTACAGTAGACTGATCGGCCAAGCGTATGAGGTCATCGATGAAGCAACCACTACTGCAGACCTACGATCAAAGAGCTCTGCTATCAAGTTGGTTATGGATATTGAGTCCAAACGTATCGAGATGCTGCAGAAGGCTGGTCTGCTAGAGAACAAGGAGCTAGCAGAAGAGATGCTAGAGATTGAACGCAGGCAGGAGATTCTTATGGGCATTCTTAAACAGATCGCCACAGAGCATCCAGAGATCAGAGATAAGATTATGACAAGGCTGTCTGATGCATCCTCTAAACTAAACGAAACGGTTACCATAGTCCATAATGTTTGATGATTTTTTAGAAGCTCTTGCGGACAGCCCGTTCGTAGAAGAGCCAGTAGACGCCAAGACTTTTGTCGAAGGTGAGGATTACCTAGGGCAGCCACCACTCTCAGATATTCAGTATGACATCGTTCGTGCTATGAGTCAGATCTATCGTAAGGAAGATTTGATTAGGCTTATGGGCGAGGCAGAGGGCAAGGCTTATTACGATAAGTACACCAAGAATGAGATTATCCTTCAGCTTGGCAAGGGTAGCGGTAAGGACTTTACATCTACCGTAGCCGTGTCATACATTGTATATAAGCTACTATGTCTTAAAGACCCAGCCAAATATTTTGGCAAGCCATCAGGTGACGCCATCGATATTATTAACGTTGCTATTAATGCCCAGCAGGCCAAGAACGTTTTCTTTAAGGGGTTTAAGTCCAAGATTGAGAGATCTCCATGGTTTGCTGGTAAGTACTATGCCAAGATGGACTCCATCGACTTTGACCACTCAATAACAGTTTACTCAGGTCACTCTGAGAGAGAGTCCCACGAGGGGCTAAACCTTTTGGTGGCAGTGCTTGATGAGATCTCTGGTTTTGCTAGCGAGACTAACACTGGTAATGAGCAGGGGAAGACCGCTGACAATATCTATAAGGCGTTCCGCGGTACCGTAGACTCCCGTTTTCCAGATCTTGGTAAGGTGGTGCTTCTGTCCTTCCCAAGATACCCAGGAGACTTCATATCCACTAAGTACGAGGACTGCATCCTTGAAAAGGAATTGATCACTAGGAATCATAAGTTTATTATTAACCCAGACTTGCCAGAAGATAACGACGGCAACACTATGGAGATTGAGTGGGAAGAGGAACATATAAAATCATATAAGTATCCCAACACCTTCGCACTCAAGAGGCCCACCTGGGAAGTTAATCCCACTAGGTCGATAGAAGACTTTAAGTTAGCATTCTACACAGACCCAGGTGACGCCATGATGCGCTTCCTCTGTGTCCCAAAGTTCGCTTCGGATGCTTTCTTTAAACAGCGGGAGAAGGTCCAGGCCTGCATGACGGGCCGCAACCCAGTTGATAACTTTAAACGATTTGATCCTGGCTTTACTCCCGACCCAGACAAAAAGTATTACGTCCATGCTGACCTTGCTCAAAAGCATGACAAGTGTGCTGTTGCAATTGCCCATGTCGAGAAGTGGGTAAATATACAGGTTGTTAAAGACTATGAGCAAGTGGTGCCGTTTGTTGTCGTTGATGCCGTTGCATGGTGGGAGCCACGCATTGAGGGCCCCGTAGATCTTTCTGAGGTTAAGCAGTGGATTCAGAATCTGCGTAGGCTAGGATTTGATATTGGCATGGTGTCCTTTGACCGCTGGCAATCGTTTGACATTCAGAACGAGCTAAAGGCGGTGGGTATGAGAACCGAGACGGTGTCAGTTGCCAAGAAGCACTATGAGGATATGGCAATGTTGCTATATGAAGAGAGGCTAGTGATGCCGTCTATTGATCTGCTGTTCGAAGAGCTAACGGAGCTTAAGATTATGAAGAACAACAGGGTAGACCACCCACGTAAAAGCTCTAAGGACCTTGCCGATGCTGTCTGCGGTGCTGTCTTTGGTGCAATATCGCACACCCCCAGAAATCTTAATCAGGAGATTGAGATCCATACGTTCAGGGACAGGCCGAAGGTTAATGTTGCGGACTTGCCTGCTAATGTGATAAACTATAAGCCAAAAGAAATGCCAGATGATGTGCGTGACTATCTAGACCGCTTCGGTCTTGTTTAATTACTAAATATTGTGTGGATTTACAGACAAAACACTACGGGTAGTTTAAAAGGGAGATATAATTGATACCTATTAACATAGTATATTTCTCAAACTACTCTGGTAATACTAAGAGATTTGTGGAGAAAATAAATGACAATGCTTATCGTATTCCTATCGATATTACTAGGGGCACTGTCCCTGTATACGATAGTCCTTACGTACTTTTTGTACCTACTTACGGTGGTGGCTCGGAGCGAACAGCGATCCCCCGACAAGTACGACATTTTTTAAATGTAAGGGAAAACAGAGATCTGCTACAAGGAGTAGTAGGCTTTGGCAACACCAATTTTGGTGAGCACTTCTGTAAAGCAGCAGAGCTCATTAGCAGTAAGACTGGGGTACCACTTATTGCTAAGGTAGAAATATTCGGTACCGAGCAAGACGTAAACAAAGTATTAGAAAGGTTACAATTAATTTATGGACAAGAAGTATAGCTACCATGAGCTTAACGCCATGCTTAATCTTTATGGCGAAGATGGACAGATTCAATTTGACAAAGATAAAGAGGCAGCAAAAGCTTACTTCCTAGATCATGTAAATCAAAACACGGTGTTCTTTCACAGTCTGGAAGAAAAGCTTGAGTACCTTGTTGAGAATGAGTACTATGAAGCTGAGCTGCTAGATCAATACCCAGAAGACTTTGTTAAGAGCTTGTTTAAGCAAGCATATGAGTACAAGTTTAGGTTCCCAACATTTCTAGGTGCCTACAAGTTTTATACTAGCTACGCACTAAAGACTTTCGACGGCGAGCGATTCCTGGAAAGATTTGAGGATAGGGTGTGTATGAATGCTCTCATGCTTGCCAGAGGAGATAAAAAGCTTGCCCAGAATCTCGTAGATGAGATCATCTCTGGCCGTTTCCAGCCAGCTACCCCCACCTTCCTTAACGCAGGAAAGAAGCAGCGCGGCGAGTTCGTCTCCTGTTTCTTGCTTCGCATCGAAGACAACATGGAGTCAATCTCCCGCGGTATCAACTCTTCGCTGCAGTTGTCAAAGCGAGGGGGAGGCGTAGCACTTAATCTAACGAACCTGCGTGAGTATGGGGCACCAATCAAGAAGATTGAAAACCAGTCCTCGGGAATCATCCCAGTGATGAAGCTTCTAGAAGACAGCTTCTCCTATGCAAACCAGCTAGGTGCCCGTCAGGGTGCTGGTGCGGTTTACCTAAATGCCCACCACCCAGACATCATGAGATTCTTGGACACCAAGCGTGAGAACGCTGACGAGAAGATTCGTATCAAGACCCTGAGCCTTGGAGTAGTGATCCCAGACGTCACCCTTGAGCTTGCCAAGAACAACGAAGACATGTACCTGTTCTCGCCATATGATGTAGAGCGAGTCTATGGAGTCCCAATGGCAGACATCTCGGTCACAGAGAAGTATGATGAAATGGTTGATAATCCAAAGATTAAGAAGACTAAGATCAGTGCCAGGGAACTATTTCAAACTATTGCTGAGCTTCAGTTCGAGTCTGGGTATCCTTATATTGTTTATGAAGACACGGTTAACGATGCAAATCCAGTAGAGGGCCGCATCAACATGTCAAACCTTTGCTCTGAGATTCTGCAGGTNAACACNCCNACCACCTACAACAACGATCTGTCCTATGATACAATAGGGAAAGACATTAGCTGTAACCTGGGTTCCCTAAACGTTGCCAAGATGATGAAGTCTCCAGACTTTGGCAAGAGTATTGATACAGCCATTCAAGCACTNACTTCTGTAGCAGATCTAAGCTACATCGACTCTGTGATGTCTATCGCAGAGGGCAACAAGAAGTCTCGAGCTATTGGCCTAGGTCAGATGAACCTGCATGGTTACTTTGGACAAGAAAGGATGCACTATGGGGATGAAGAGTCAATTGACTTTACCAACATATACTTCTACACAGTGTTGTTTCATGCACTCAAGTCAAGCAATCAACTTGCGAAGCAGACCAATTCGCCGTTCGACAATTTTGAAAATTCGAAGTACGCAAGCGGCGAGTTCTTTGATAAGTACACCTTATCAGAATGGAAGCCAGCAACTAAAAAGGTTGCTAAGCTATTTAAAGATGCTGGTGTTGTCATTCCTGAGAGGGAAGACTGGCAAAAGCTAAAGAAGTCTGTTATGAAGCACGGTATCTACAACCAGAACCTCCAGGCTGTGCCACCAACAGGATCTATTAGTTATATCAATAATAGTACAAGCTCTATTCATCCGATTGCCTCTAAGATTGAGATTCGTAAGGAAGGAAAGCTGGGTCGCGTTTACTACCCAGCACCACACTTAACAAATGACAATCTAGAATACTTTGAGGACGCATACGAGATCGGGGCAGATAAAGTTATCGATGTCTAC